TACCCAATGTGATTGTGTAAGTTTGGCTCATTTCGATTCGACCCGAATCTAGTAGGTCCACTAGTTCGTGTTTGGTAACTAGGACGCCGTCGTTATACTTCTCTGAGTATTCACTCATAGTCATAACTTCAATATCTAACTTACCTGGTGCCTTAGCTTCTACCTCTGCGGCAAATACCTTAGCCGCACGGATGAATAATTCGATAGGTTCGTGTGCAAGAACCCAGCGTACTTTAATTGCTTGTGTCATTTCATTTTCCTTTGTTTAAATTTAGCCACTTGAGTTTGCAGTGAGTTTAGATTGCTGTGGCCGGAGTGTGTAGTATTATTTAGCTATTTTATGATCAAACTTAGTTTGCATTTTTTTAACTTGTGACACAGATTGGTGATAGAACTGCTCCGCTGTTACACCATCAAATATCGGCGGGTGCATTGCCGATAATCTATATATTTCATGCAACCCAACTTGAATAGTTGCATCATTTAAAATTTTCGAGATTGCAATACGTCGAGCCAATGGCATATCTTTATGTGCAATTGTGATATTAAAAATGTAAGGTGCATCAATGCCCATCTCTTTTAATGTTTTAACCTGAGGAGCTTGGGGTAAACGGACCGGGCAACTTGCTGCAACCATTCTCAATTTATTGTTTTTAGTATGCAACGACTCGTAGGATTCGTACTTGTCAATCACAAATTCAACACCATTATTGCCGGCCATATTTACTAATCCATCAAAATTTGATTTAAAAATAATGTATCTAACATCAAAATTAAACTTTTCCCCCAATGCAAGTGCTGTCAGATGTGTTGCATTACCTAACCCAACTCCCCCAACAACAAATTCAGATTGTTGAGCAAGGGGTTTGTTTGTTATCACTGCCCAGCATGCATTTCCGAATGCATGGACTGGGATATAGTCCCTCTCGTCTAGCTTGCCAGACAATACATTCTCAACATATGCTGGTGCAATAATTGCAAGACTATTTGCATCTAATGCCTTAACTGCAATAATCTGGTTACCCCCTGGCTTAAATTCCGGAACAAATTTATAAATGTTTTGATTTTCGTTTGCTGCCTCTATTACCCGAAACAATGCAGGTGTGCCCGAATGCCCGGGACTGTATGGTGAGTAAATTTTAATAGTCTCAGCGGCTTGAGCCGAAACTGCTATTAGTGCTGTTAAGATGTAAAATATATATTTCATAATATTAAGTTAGAACAATACTTTCTCGCATATCACCTATGCAATATGCATTACTGACACAAATTTTATATTCCCAGGACATTCCTGAAATTTCATTGTGTACTCCTGATAGTCCGGTTGCATTTAAGGTTAAAAATTTGTAGTCAATATTTTTGTAAAGATGCAGCATCCCTCGCATGAATGTCTTGTATCCTTTGCTGTCCTTAAAATTGTTAATCCAGTAGTCCCATTCTTGATAAACCGATCTAATCGGTTTGTCACATTGAAATGTTGATAAATCATAATCTGGGTAAATGATTCCTTTAATTAACGATTCATACGCAGTACGGTTACTTGTTCTTCGTAACCAAAATCTATCAAACATAAACCAGAATCGACGATTTTGAGGGACCTCAAGCCATCTCTTTATTAAATGACATTGTTTTGCAAGTAATTGCATTGAGTTTGGGTGCCAGTAAAATAGTTCAACCTCGGTGTTTGTGTAACCATTATTTACTGCGGCCGGTGTAGCGGAGTGAGTAGCCCTATCTACAAACATTAAATGCAATTTGTTATCTTCGATGTACACCCGAGGTTTATCAATACCAAACAAAATGCCAATCCGCTTACCCTTGTCGAATACATTTAAACTGTCTTTTTGGCTTGCATGAGTGTATCTTACTACACACCCAGGAGTAACATAATCGCCGCACCAATGTATAAAGTTCTCGTCCCATGTTAGATTTTCATCAATGATGTCAGCACTGAAATCGTGTACAGTTATTTTTGTATTTGGGCTAGCCGTCTTTAACCATTTTAGCAAAGGTAGTGCTGCAAATTCAAACTCGCTAAATTCATTACTGGCACTGTAATTTAAATCGTTTGTACCAAAGTTACTGGTACCAGTGGTAGCATGTCTGACAAAAACTTCATCAACGTGTAGCCCTTGATTAATAAAAGCATACAACATTGTTGTGGAATCTGCGCCGCCGCTACAATTTAAAATAAGGTAATCGTACTTCTCTCTTAGCTCACGGGCCCGAGCATTATAATATTCTCTTATATCGCCAGGGGGCTCATCAGTCCAATTAAAATTACCGAACTCAGTATCATTGAAATTCCAGTGTAAGTCATCATGAGATAGCCCCATCTTGGATCCACTAAGCAATGCACTTGCTTTGTCCCAGTATATTTTATTGCCGATTTCGTAAAAGCCGAGAGTTGGATCTCGTGCCAGAGTTGTGTGATCAATTTTTATCATTTATGATGAGGTGAATGTAGGTGAGATAGCGAGAGCAGTAAGGTTGCCTTACTTGTGGTAAAGTATTTACTGATTTATTTTCCTTGATGGAAAATTTCTTGTTCAGTAACTACCCTAAAAACAAGCCCTTGGTTTTTACACCATGCTCGAGCGGCCTCCCACTTGGCCATATTTACAATAGCTGCGGCTTGTGCTTTAGTACTCCGGCCAGCAGCTTCAAGGGTTGTTTCCTTAGTGGGTTTTACTTCAATGACTTCTGCATGCTTTTGTCCTGTCTTATCTGTATAGATAATCAAAAAGTCAGGAACATAAATTGTGTTTCTGTTAGTCAATGGGTTTCTATAATTGATATGTATAGCTTCGCTAGCCCACTGTAGAATTGCAGGATTGTTGTCACAAAACTGCATGAATACAAATTCCCACCCGGATCGGTAAGTCGGCGTTTTATTGCCCACATACTTTTCAGGGTTCTTCATTTGGAACTTGCCATTTGCATACTTACTCATGGTAAAATTGATCGGTTAATATATTTATTTGTAATTGGCTGATTAGTAATACCTAGATAACTAGTGCCTTTTCTTTGCATGTTCAGGAACATAACTAGGTAGGCATTAAGCTCGCCTTTTGGCAGCTTAGTAAACTCTTGCAATGTTTGCATAGGGTTAACGCCTTGGCTTTTGCTTGTGTAGATAACCGCACTAGCCAATGCCTTGGCTGCTTCTGAGTTAAATGATACTGATTCAAAGTACGACAAGATTGCTGCATCAACGTTTGAGCTTACCACAAACGTTGGATCAAAATAGTTGTTAAAATATCTATTAGGA